CCGATACCTTTCTGGACATAGATGTTCATGTCCGGTTCGATAGCGATGGTTCTATCCGTTTTGTAGTTCTTCGGGACAGTGACGACGCGGTTCCCGGGTACGATTTTCACGTACCCGAGACCCTCTTCCTCCGAAAGCTCGTTTAAACCTCGAGCCCACAAAGGAGACCACTGCAAAACAGTGTTCGCGAGGACCGCGTTACCGATCGTTGCGTGCGGATTACCGCTGTATTTGTGCGCAGCGTCCGACTTACGTCGGGTCAGCCTGGTTGTTGCTCCAGGACCCCAACCAAAGTGTCGTGCCGCTTGATCCCAATCGAATGGACCTAAGATCTGAGAAGCAATTTTACGAGCAAGACGAATTTCTTGCTGGTATGGAGAAGTTCTCCAACGCTCCGCAGATCTCTGGTTTAGTTCGAAACAGGACTGTTCCGCGATTCTGAAACGTTCCCAAGTAGCCGCAACTCGCTTTCGAGATAGGTCAACAGCTGGATCAGGAGAGGATACTGACTGAAGTAGCGAATCATTGCTGCCTGGTGCTCCTTTGAGGGCACCATGCGAATGAAGTTTGCCACCTGACAGTTGTCGTCTACCATTTCCAGCAGATCCCTTTCGAGGAGCGAGTTTGCTAAGCCACTCGTTGAAGAAATATCGGACGGCGTAAGACTCAACAGCGCGCCAATCCGTAGAACATCCAGGCTGCGTTCCAGATCCGCAATCTCCTGCTCCATCGTCTCTTGAAGACGATAGCATTCGATCGCCGGATCCTTGACCGTAGCCAGGTACTTCTGCAGCTGAGCGAGTTTGTTGAACTTGACCATCTTCTATTCCTCCAAATTGGGAAACGAACAGGATATCCCCGCCAGGCTGTCCCGGGGTTCCGATTGCTCGGACACCGAGGGCTTGGCAGAGTCGCTCGTGAATACGAGCGAGGGGCGGAGCACAAGCAACGCGAGCCCTCCTAAGAGGGCGAGAACGGAAATTAGCCACAGAGAAACTCCGATAGCTACGACCCCGAGAGGGAGTCGCAGGAGCAGATGCGAAAGAGACCCGTTGCCTTGGGTCTCACTGGACGTACGAGCCATATGTGGCAGTCACCCTCTACTTTATCAGTAGAAGGGCTCCTGACCCCAGATGGCCGGACGCACAGTCGCGTTGGAGAGGTGGTTGATAACATAAGCCACCGCATCCTTCTTCTCCTGGTCCGTTGCATCCTGAGCAAAGTTCAAGCGAACTTGTGCAGAACTGACACGGACTCGCGTCGTCACACCGTTCACGGTCGCAACCACGGGAAATTCATACCCGAAGATGCGAGAGTTGGCGCCGGTCGAAGACTTCGCTTCGCGGTATTCGTCAGTCAGCTTGAGATAGCCAATGGCCACTCCAGCGGTCTTTTCGAACCAGCGAGCGACGCCCTTGACGTCGAAGCCACCAAACGCAAACGTGCGGTTGACGGGAGTAGTAGCACCATCAGCGATGGTGAGCGCAGCAACAGCAGGCATTTGTGCCTTCCTTCGATTCACTATGGACACGCCCGGGATAACCCCGGTCGGCCATGCTTCCCGTGGGCGGAATTGCCCTACGGGTACATCGGTGAAGCAGTCAGAGAATCGCTTGCCTCAACAAAGCAAGCGCGCTCATGACGTGGGACGCACTAGCCGGATCCTTGACCTTAGGCAAGGTCGCAAAAGGAACCGACGTACCTCCAGTTCTACCTAGGCGAACGAAATACCATTTCCCGGATGCATCTTGGGTCCAGGATAATCCGTTCGTTTGAGTAAAACTGAGCCTGCGGACTTCACATTTAACTTTAGTAAAGTTACTTGTGGAGTATCCTCGCACTTCCCATCCACAGAGCGCATCGAACTGGGAAAAGTAATCTCCCAGCGGGTACGCCCAGTCGACTACGAATGAGAGCTTGGTAAGCTCCCATCCTAGGTGCACAGGGTTCGTGAATCCCAAAGCAGCCGCGGTTAG